AGAAGAGAACGGGGTGGATTAAGTGCTCAAATTCGAGAAGATAAGCGATGACGGCAACGTGGCGACCTATGCCTACCACCCCGGTGGCTCCGGTGCTCCAGGAACGGCTACCTACGACCGCGCGAGCAGCAAGGCAACACTGGTAAAAAAATCACCCGACGAAGATGGAATGAGCGCCGGGCAGATGATGGCATGCCTGCGAAGAATGGCATCGGCCGGAGACTTCAAGCAGAGCGGCACCGTAGCCTGGTACTAGCCACAAAACAACCGAACAGAACCGAACGCGAAGCCGTCCCGATGGGGCGGCTTTTCTCATGCCCGGAAACCGCAGGCGACACGTGCCCGACCATCCAACCATCGCGAGGGGCGGCGGCAACGGCCCCGTGCGCGGCAGCGGCGGCAACAGCTGCAATCGACCGAAGCGCGCAGTGAAGCGCGGCAACCAAACACCGGGAAGGACGGTACGGACATGGCAGACCAGCAAGACCCCAAGGACCCCAAGGGCACCGAGGGCAACGGCACCGAGGGCGGCGCCAACACCGAGGGCAACGCCCAGGGAGACCCGAAGCCCAAGGACCCCGAGGGCAACGGCACCAACCCCGAGGGCGCGGGCGAAGGCGGCGGCGAGGGCGGCAAGCCCGGCGCGACCGTCAACCGCCACAAGTACGAGCGCGACCTAGAGGCCAAGGACAAGGAAATCGAGGAGCTGAAGGCGCAGATCGCCGAGGCCGCGAAGACCAAGGAGGGCCGCGAGGAGCTGGAGAAGAAGATGGACGACCTCAAGGCGCAGATGGCGTCCGAGAAGGTCGGCTACCAGCTGGAGCTGGCGGGCTGCGTGAACGTCAAAGCGGCCAAGGCGCTGCTCGACGACTACGACGGCGACGTGGCCAAGCTCAAGGAAGCGTGCCCGTACCTGTTCGGCAAGGAGAAGAAGACCGGCGCCACGGGCGCGAAGCCCACGGGAGCCGCAGGCGACGACGACGCGGAACTCGACCGCGCGTTCGGCCTGAAGAAGAAGCAGTAGGAAGGAGCGGCACATGCCCGCAAACAACCTCGGCGGGGTCGTGGAGAAGTTCACCACCCGCCTCGACCAAGTAATCACCCAGGAGTGCGTCACCGGCGACCTCAACATGAACCAGGACCTGCTGGGCGAGATGAGCGGCAACGGCACCATCAAGATCGCCCGCATGAGCATGGACGGCCTGGCGGACCACAAGCGCGGCCAGGGCTTCACCAAGGGCGGCATCACCATCGAGTGGGACGACTACAAGCTGCAGTACGAGCGCGACCGCGAGTTCAACATCGACGTGCTGGACGACGAGGAGCGCGCCAAGCTCGTGTCCGCCCGCGCCATGGGCGAGTTCGCCCGCACCAAGGTGGTGCCCGAGGTGGACGCCGTGCGCTTCGCCAAGCTGGCCAAGGAGGCGGGCACCACCGTGGCCGCCGACCTGTCCGGCGCCGACGAGACCGTGCAGGCGGTCCTCGACGCGGAGGCCTGCATGGAGGACCACGGCAAGAAGCTGAGCGAGTGCGTGTTCTACCACTCCTCCGCCACCAAGAAGCTGCTGCGCCTGTCCGGCAAGTACCAGCTGTCCGCCGGCCAGAACCCCAACACCAACATCACCACGTGGGACGAGATGAAGATGGTGGGCGTGGCTGGCGACCGCTTCTACACCGCCATCGACCTGCTGGACGGCGTTTCCTCCAGCGAGGAGGAGGGCGGCTACAAGAAAGCGACCACCGGCAAGGGCATCAACTTCATCGTGATGGCCCCCGAGGCCGCGGCGGCCATCGCCAAGCACGAGAAGCTGCGCTACTTCTCCCCCGACATCAACCAGGCGGACGAGTGCCACAAGTGGCAGTACCGCCTGTTCCACGACCTGCTAGTGTACGCCCAGAAGAAGGGCCTCATCTACGTGCACCATGCAACTGCCTAGGAAGGAGAGGTCATGAGCACATTCGTGGGGCTGGAGCTTCCAGCCGAGAAGAAGACGGGCAAGAAGAAGGCCAACAAGGCCGCAGCGCCCGAGCAGCCCGAGCAGAAGCCCGCAGAGCCGGAGCAGAAGCCAGAGGGCGAGCCCGAGCAGCCCGAGCAGAAGGCGTAGCCATGCTGCCCGAGGTAGGCAGCGCGGACTACAAGGGGGCGCATACCTGGGACGAGGTGTGCGCCCATCTCCCCGCCGCCGTGGCCGCCGTGCGCGAAGTCATGGGGTTCAACATCCCCGAGCGCGAGGAGCAGGTGGCGGCGTACAAGGCCGCCGTGTGCGCCGCGCTGGACGTGGACGCGGCCTACGGCTTCTCGGGCGGCGTGGCCGAGAGCCTGCAGTCCATGACCGTGGGCAGCTTCAGCGTCACGCTGGGGCAGCAGGGCGGGCAGAGCGTCTACGAGCAGGACGTGCAGCGGGCCATCCGCCGCGAGCTTTCGGGCACGGGGCTGCTGTGCCAGCGGCTGGGGTGATGCGCCGATGATGCAGATACCCAAGCGCCTGCTGCGTGACCGCATGGTGGTGCTGCTGCCCGACCCCGAGGCCGACTACGCGGGCGAGTACGCCGAGCGCCGCGAGGTGCGCGGGGTGCTGTTCCAGGGCAAAGCCCAGCTGGGGCGCTCCTCGTGGTCCCTGGCGGACGGCGCGAGCGGGCGCGTGTACATGGACGCCCAGAACAGCCGGGGCGCGTTCGAGCTTCCCGTGGGCGCGCGCGTGGAGGTGAGCGGCCCGGAGATACCGGGCACGCTGGCCATGGAGGTCAAGGCCTGCGCACCGTACTGCGGCCTGCGCGGGCTGCACCACTGGGAGGTGGACGTGGGATGAGCAAGCCGAGGATAACCGTGGACCTGTCGGGCATCGAGGCCAAGCTGTCACCCGAGGCAATGCGCGCCAAGCAGGCCGTGTTCGCCCAGCGCGTGGGCAGCGACATGAACGAACGCTGCCCCGTGGACGAGGGAACGCTGCGCGACTCCATGCCAGTGAACAGCGACTTCGAGAAGGGGCAGATAGTGTGGAGCACGCCCTACGCCAAGCGCGTGCTCAACGCCGACGGCGTGCGCACCGTTAAGAACCCGAGGGCCTGCCCGCAGTGGCCCGAGGCCGTCAAGGCCGAGCGCCTGGGCGAGTGGCAGAAGATGGCCGGCGCGCTCGTGGCGGACGCAACCGGCAGCGTGGGGGGCACGGACTGATGGGCGTTGCGAGCATCGACTTCTGCGACGTCCTGGCCGCGCGGCTACGCGATGCGGGATACGAGGACGCCCGCGTGCGCCGCCTGGAGAACGTGAGCCGGGGCGGCATCGCCGTGCGCCGCATGCCGCCCACCACGGCGGGCGAGTACTACGGCGGCGGGCGCTCCGTGTCCTACGTGGCCCAGGTGGTCGTGGCGCGGGAGAGCGAGGCGCGGGCCATCGACGAGTGCTGCGCAATCGCGGGCATGCTGCGCGACCTCGACCTGCGCAGCGCCAACGGCTCCTACGGGCTGTCAGCCGCCCGCGTGTACACCGAGCCGCAGGAGCTATACCAGGGGGCCGTCACCGCCTGGGAGTTCCGCATTCAGGCAGACATAACCGTTCGATAGGAAGGAACGAGAACATGGCAGACGAGACCCTCGACTTCGCGCCGAACTACGCGCACACGTTCGAGATCAACACCACGCCGGACTCCGACAAGAAGACCTGGGCCAGCGCCCTGGTGGGCATCACCAACGTGGTGCCGGCAAACGAGGAGACCGTGAGCGAAGACGCCTACTACAACGACCTGGGAGACACGGACAGCTCCGTGGACGCCGTGAAGGTGAGCCTCGCGTTCACCGGCCACCGCAAGTACGGCGACCCCGCGCAGGACTTCATCCAGTCCCGCGCGCTGATGACCAAGAAGAAGCGCAAGACCGACTACCGATGGACCCAGCCGGACGGCACGCTCCTTGAAGGCGTGCTGACCATGGCCGACCTGGTGCCCGGCTCCGCGATGGGCGACGCCAACAGCAAGGGCGACTTCACGTGGACCGCGAAGCTGAATACCATCGCCGAGACGCCCGCCGCGAACGAGGCCATGCCCACCGGCGTGACCGTCTCCGAGGTCAACGTGACCACGAAGGCCCCGAAGCAGGCCGTGGCCTCCGTGCAGCCGCAGGGCTGCAACCAGAAGTGCCACTTCGCGGTGCAGGACGACACCATCGCCACGGTATCGCCGGACGGCATGGTGACCGGCCTCAAGGAAGGGAAGACCAAGCTCACCGTGAAGGCGGCGGCGTGCCCGTCGGTCATGCAGACCGTGGAGGTGACCGTCACCGCAGGCTAGCCGCAGGCGACACAGGCGGGAACATCCCACGACGTGGGGCAGGGACAACGTGAGCCGTCCCTGCCCCTTTTCTTTTGCCAAGGCTCACGGACTAGGAAGGCTCACGTCATGGCAGAACTGATCAGAATCAACCGCGCGGTGGAGACCATCGAGGTGCGCGACGAGAACGGCGATGTGGCGTGCTCGTGGAAGGTGCGCACCGACGACGAAAACCTGGAGCGCATGCTGCGCATGGTGGGCAACGCCATGGACCGCTTCGCCGCGCTCAACGACGAGATGACGCAGGCTGAGACCGACGAGGAGCGCCAGAAGGCCGCCGAGACCATGGCGCGGCTGTTCAAGCGCACCATCACGGCCATTATCGGCGAGCAGGGCTGGCACGACGTGCTGGCCTACATCGGCGACGGCGAGGAGTGCGACCCAGCCGCCAACATCGCCAACCTGGGCGAGGTGTTCGCCGCGCTCACCACGTGGCTGTGGAACCACTGCAGCTCCAAGCAGCTGCGCGAGGCGGGCGTGTACTTCACAGCCGAGAAAGCCAAGCTGCCCATGAACCGCAAGCAGCGCCGCGCCAAGAAGAAGGGCGGCAAGTAGTGGACGCCGCCAGCCTGACCGCCCCGAGGGTGCGGCTTGAGGGCGGCGGCACCGCGCTGCGCTTCCCGTGGAACGGCGAGGAGGTGCTGGTGCGCGACGACAGCCTGACTGCCCTGCAGGTGGCGGCCATCTTCGCGGACGAGGGGATGGCCGAGGCCGAAAAGCCCCGCGAGGTCATCCCCCGTCTGTTCGCGGACCCCGACGCGGCCTTCACGGCATGCGACTACAGCTGGCCCGAGTTCGGGCGGCTGATACAGGCCGCCGTGAACCAGGTGTACGGCATCGACAACTCGGGAGGGCCGAAGCGCCCGCCGCTGTGGGACCCCGAGGAGGACGCCGCCTGCATACGCGCCAGCCTGCGCATGGCCTACGGGCTCGACTGGGACGAGAAGGCATCCAGCCTGCCCTGGGCCGAGTTCGTGGCGCTGGTGTGGTCCCTCCCGCGCGACACGCCCATGGGCGCGCGCATCTACTACCGCAACAACGACAACCGCCCGAAGCGGGCGAAGAACAACGCGAACAAGGCGGAGATGGAGGAGTTCGACCGCCTGCACCGCGCCTTCGCGCTTAAGAACAACAAGAGAACAGGCTCACACGACAGCGCGGAAGCGTCCAACCAGGCCATGAACGACCTGGCGCGGGCGCTCCACGCCAAGATGGGGTGAGCTGAATGGCCGACGGCCGCGTGATCATCGAGGCCATCCTCGATACCGTCAACGTACAGAAGAACGTAAAGAACCTGGGCAAGCAGCTGGACGGCATCAGCTGGAAGAACATCGCCGCCGGCGACGAGAAGGCCCAGGCGCTGGCCGGCGCGTTCAAGGGCGCGGGCGTGGCGTGCACCGCGAGCCTCACCACGCCCATCGTGGCGGCGGGGCGCGCGGCGTTCTCGGTGGCGTCCGACTACGAGAGCGCCACCAGCCGCATCCAAGCGGCCTTCGGCGTCACGCGGGCCGAGGCCGAGCGCTTCAGCGGCATAGGCAAGACCATCTACGAGAACGGCTGGGGCGCCAGCCTGGACGAGGTGAACGACGCCCTCATCCAATGCAAGTCCACCCTGCGCGACGTGTCGGACGAGGACCTGGGCACGGTCACCACCAACGCCCTCATGCTGTCGCAGACGTTCGGCGCGGACGTCAACGAGTCCATCCGCGGCGTGAACGCGCTCATGGAGGGATTCGGGTTGACCGCCGACGAGGCAACCGACCTCATGACGGCGGGCATGCAGCGCGGCCTGAACTACACCGACGAGCTGGGCGACAACCTGTCAGAGTACTCGGTGCGCTGGGGCGAGGCCGGCATGAGCGCCAGCGAGTACTTCAGCCTGCTTGAGGCGGGCACCTCCAACGGCGCGTACAACCTCGACAAGGTGGGCGACTACCTCAACGAGTTCCTGACCGCGCTCAGCGACGGCCGCATGGAGGAGTCCATCGGCCAGTTCTCGGAGGGCACCCAGCAGGTCTTCGAGAACTTCAAGAGCGGCGGGGCCACCGCCGAGGATGTGCTGCAGGCCGTGCTCGGGGACCTCACGCAGATGCCCAACGAGTACGACAAGGCCGCGTTGGCCTCCACCCTGTGGTCCTCCCTGGGCGAGGACAACGCCATGGGCATGATCGAGAGCCTGGCGGGCGTGCAGGACAGCTTCGGCGACGTGGGCGGCGCGGCAGAGGACGCGGCGTCGGCCGCATCGGACAACTTCGAGACCAAGGCCATGACCGCCGTGCGCGACCTGCAGGGGGCCATCGAGCCTTTGGGCGGCGTGCTGCTCAATCTCATGGAGCCCGTCACCGAGGTGGCCGGCGCGTTCGCGCAGTGGCTGGGAGGCATGGACCCGCAGGCGCAGATGGCCGTGGTGGCCCTGCTGGGCATCGTGGCGGGCATCGGCCCCGTGCTCGTCGGCGTGGGCAACCTCGTGGGGTCCGTGAAGCAGATAGCGTCCACCTTCGAGACGGTGGGCAAGGTCGGCAGCTCCGCGCTGGACCTCATCACCAAGCACCCCATCATCGCGTTCATAACGCTCATCGTGGCCGCCGTGGTCACCCTGTGGAACACGAACGAGGACTTCCGCAACGCCGTCATGGCCATCTGGGACGCCATCGGGCAGGCCTTCAAGACCGCCGTGGACGTGGCCGGGCAGGTGGCGGACTCCATCGCGCAGTTCTTCACAGGTCTGGGCGAGACCCTGGGCGGCGTCTGGGACGGCATCGTGGCCGCTGTGGGCGCGGCAGTGGACGGCATCGCGCAGTTCTTCCAGGGCCTTGCCGAGACGGCGCAGGCCGTGTGGGACGGCATCTGCAACGCCGTGCAGGTGGCCGTGATGCTGCTGGGCTCCATCCTGAGCCTGGCCGTGGACGTGCTGCTCATCCCGTGGAACTTCATCTGGGAGAACTTCGGCGAGACGCTGACCGCCACGTGGGAGACCATTTGCACGGCGGTGCAGGAGGCCATCACCGCGGTGCAGACGGTCATCACCACCGTGATGGACGCGGTGAGCGCGTGGTGGTCGGGCGTGTGGGAGGCCATCGGCGCGGTGGCGTCCGCCGTGTGGGAGACCATCGTGGCCGCCGTCACCGCGTACATCGGATACGTGCAGACCATCATCAGCACGGTGCTGTCCATCATCCAGTTGGTGTGGTCCACCGTGTGGGGCGTCGTGAGCTCCACGGCGTCGGCCATCTGGTCGGCCATAAGCGGCGCGGCCTCCGCGTTCATCTCCTCCGTGCTGTCCGTCATCCAGTCGGTGCTGTCCACCATCCAGGGCGTGTGGTCGGCCATCTGGTCGGCCGTGAGCTCCACGGCATCCAGCATCTGGAACGGCATCAAGTCGGCCATCGGCTCCGCCGTCAACGCCATCAGCTCCACCATCAGCAGCGTTTTCAGCGCGGTGAGCGGCACGGTATCGAGCATCTGGAACGGCATCGAGTCCACCATCACCGGGGCCATCGACGGCGCGAAGAACACCGTGAAGAGCGGCCTGGACGCCATCAGCGGGTTCTTCTCTGGCCTGAGCCTGTCCTTCCCGCACATCAGGCTGCCGCACTTCAGCATCTCGGGAGACTTCAGCCTGAACCCGCCGAGCGTGCCAAGCTTCGGCATCGAGTGGTACGCGAAGGGCGGCGTCTTCAACGGCGCGACCATCGCCGGCATCGGCGAGGCGGGCCCCGAGATGGCCCTGCCGCTCAACCCGCGCAGCATCGCCCCGTTCGCCAGGGAGATCGCGGGCTTCATGCCGCAGGGCGCGGGGCAGGTCGTGTACCAGTTCGGCGACATAAACGTGAACATGAGCGAGCTTCGCGACCTGGCCACGCTGGAGGACTTCGTGGACCTCGTGCTGCAGGCCAAGCGCGCGAACCCGACGAGAACGAGAGGATAGAGGAGCATGGCCAAGGGATTTTGGGGAAATGCGAGCGGCCCCGACGCGAAAATGTACGCCTACGTCGAGTTCCGAACCTCCGCGCAGGAGGAGGGCCGCGCATGGGTCCAGTACAAGCGGAGCTGCTACGTCGACAGCGGCAACTTCGGCGGCACCATCGTGGACACCTCGTGGGGCGGGCGCCTGCGGCTGTACGGCACGGGATGGTACGGCGACAGCGGGTGGCAGGACTACGGCTGGGTCGGCTACGGCGGCAGCGCGCACGTGAGCGCGTCCGTGTGGTACCTGGGCTGGTCCAACACCCACTACAACAGCTCCGTGGACGCATGGTACAGCCCGGACGTGCCGACGTGGAAGCCCAACAACGTCATGAGCCAGGTGGCAGTCCTCCGAAGCGACGGAACGGTGCTGGTGACGTGGCGCAGCAACACGACCGACGCGCGCCCATACGACGGCGTGTACGTCGACGTGTCCATAGACGACGGCGAGTACGAGCTGGCCGAGGACTGCGGCGGAGACGTCACGGCGTACACGTACCAGACTGAGCCGAACCGCCTGTACAAGTTCCGAGTGCTGCCGCACAACAGCGCGGGGAACGCCCCCGCGCACCAGTACACGAACGCAGTGGCAACGACGCCGAACGCACCGAAGTCCGCGAGCGTGGCGCGCGATTCCGACACGCAGAACACGCTGTCCATCGTGCCAGGAAGCCCATGCGCCGGTCTATACCTGGCTCACGACGTGCAGCGCCAGATGGACAGCGGCGCATGGTCGGACTTCGGCGCCATCGAAGCGGCGGGCAGCACGAAGGTGGACCGCTCGACGAGCGCGAACCATTCGTGGCGATACCGCGTGAGAAGCCGCAACGCCGCGGGCGCTTCAGCGTGGGTCGAGACCAGCACCGTCTACAACACCCCGTGCGCTCCGGGCAAGCCGAAGATGTCCCGCGTGTCCGACACCAAGGTGAAGGGCGCCTTCGAGAACGGGGCGAACACCGCAACGGGCACCGAGATAGAGCGAAGCCCGGACTTGGAAATGTGGACGGCGGTCCGCACCACGCAGGGCAAGGCGACTGACTTCGAGGACGACCCCGGCGGCGGCACGTGGTACTACCGCGCTCGCAATGTATGCGGAGACCTCGTGAGCGCATGGGTCGAGTCGGACGGCATCGTGACCATCTGCGCGCCCGCAGCCCCCACGATCACGTCGCCATCAAGCTCGCAGGTCATCCCGAAGACGCAGGCGAGCATAACGGTGGCGTGGCGCCACAACCCCATCGACGGCTCAGCGCAGACGGCCGCCCAGTGGCGATGGAGCACGGACGGCGGCGCGACGTGGCATGTGGCTGATGTGGACGGCGGCGCGTCCTCCGCCTCCTTGGACAACTCGTTCGCAGTCAACGCCAAGCTGACCGTGCAGGCCCGCACCAAGGGCGCCCATGCGGACTTCGGCCCGTGGTCGGTCGCCGTATCGACGTACGTGCGGCAGGTGCCGACGGTGACCATCGAGGAGCCGGGCAACGGCTTCACAATCGAGAACACGCCGGTGCACGTGCGCATCGCCTACAGCGACCCGAGCGGCGCCATGGCTGCGGGCACGCTGACGGTGAGGGACGCCGACGGCGCAGCCGTGTACTCGCGCGACCTCATGGGCGGACTGGAGTTCGACGTGCCAGCGGGCGAATGGCTGCCGAGCGACGGCGCGAGCTACGCGCTGGCAGTCACCGTGCGCTCCAGCTCCACGCTGCAAGGTTCCGCCTCGCGCTCCGTTTCGGTCAAGTACGTGCTGCCCAGCGTGGCCATCGCCGACGCCGTGCCCGACCCCGAGACGGGATACGTGGCGGTGACCGTGCGCGAGGGCCGCACGGACTCCGCCGTTGCCATGGAGTCGTGCAGTCTGTGGCGCAACGTGGACGGCGCGCGCACGCTGCTGGCCGAAGGCCTGGCGGACGGCTCCCGCGTGGTGGACCGCTACGCGCCGCTGAACACCGACTACAGCTACGAGACCGCCAGCTTCGCGGACTCGGGCGCAGTAAGCGGGGCCAGCTTCCCCGGGCGCTTCGAGTCGGCGCGCCTGTTCGTGTACTGGAGCGGCGGGGTGGCCAGCGGCATGTACAACGCCTCCGACAACTTTAGCGTGAAACCGTCGTTCGACACCTTCGAGATAGCGGGGCGCGGGCTGCCCGTGGCGGTGGCGCGCGAGTACGTGGAGGAGCCGCACGACGTCGCCGTGAAGCTGCGCAGCCGAGAGGAGGCCATGGCGTTCTACCGGGCCGTGCGCAGCTGCGAGCCGATGGTGTTCAAGACGCTGTACGGCTTCGTGTTCCACGGCATGGCCAGCGCGAAGTTCGAGCCGAGCCTGGGCGACGCCGAGGGCTCGTGGGAGGTATCGCTGGACGTGACGAGGATATGGGGCGAGGCGCTATGAGGTGGCACGGCAACAGGTTCGACGAGCGGTGGACCTTCCGCCGCGTGAAGTGGCCGGGCATGGAGGAGGCCGAGGACTACTGGCAGATCACGGGCGGCAAGTCCAGCGAGAGCCAGTTCAAGGACCTCAAGGCAACGGGCAGCATCGACTTCGAGGGGGCCGAGGTGCCCGACGACAACGACCCCGTGCGCGTGTACTACGGCTTCACCAACCAGTGGGGCGAGACGTGGGAGGGGCCGGTGCTCACGGGCTTCCTGGAGTTGAGCAAGACCGAGCGCAGCGGCGCGGGCGTGTCCGGCAGCGGCAGCGTCAGCGGCATGCTGTGCGTGGCCGCAGACACCGGCCCCGGCGCGCCGCTGACCGTCCCCGAGGGCACGGCGGCGGTGGAGGCGGCGGCGGGCTACCTGCGGGCGCTCGGGCTGGCGGTCAACGCCGCCCCGAGCGCCTACAGACTCGCGGGCGCGCACACCTTCGACGCGCAGGACACGTGGCTGGCCATCGCCAACTGGCTGCTGACCGCCGCGAACTTCGGTAGCGCCACCACAGACGCGTGGGGCACCGTGCAGATGCAGCCCTACGTGGAGCCGACCGAGCGCGAGCCGACCTGGACGTTCCGCGACGACGAGACCGCGTTCTTCTTCCCCAAGGTGACGACCTCCGACAACCGCGCGGACACGCCCAACGTGGTGCGCCTGTGGTACGAGGGCGACGCGGCGGGCCTCATGGCCGAGGCGCGCAACGACGACCCCCGAAGCCCCGCAGGCACCGTGCAGCGCGGCCGCGAGGTGCTGCTGTGCGAGACGGTCACCGAGCTGTCCGGCGACACGCCCGCGAAGATGCTGCAGGCGCTGGAGGAGCTGGCCGCCAAGCGTCTGGCCGACAACTCCACGCGCATCGAGTACGCGGAGGTGCAGTGCCTGTTCGTGCCAGCGCAGGTCGGCGAGTGCGGCCTGCTTGACTACACGAGGGCTGGCGCGACGTTCACGGGCGGCATCACCGCCAAGGACGTGGACTTCGGACACGGCGGCGAGACCACCGTGACCATGCGCCGCCTCCTGCGGCACGACTTCAAGACCACCACGAGCAGCAAGGCGGTGTGGACAGATGAGCAGTAGGGCGATGCTGGCCGACGAGCTGGCCGAGGCCCTGTGGCCGATCCAGGGCGAGCGCGAGTACCACACGCGCGCGCCCGTGGCCAAGGTAGACGGGGCGACCGCCTACGTGCGCCTGCGCGGGGCGGCCGAGCTCACGCCGTGCAGCGTGCTGGCGGGGGCCGCCCCGAAGGCGGGCGACCTGGCGCTGGTTCTGGCCATGCCGTCGGGCTGCGTGGTGCTCGGGACCATCCAGAGATAGCAAGAGAGAGGAGAGCGAATGAGGGAGATTATCACGCTGGACCTGCAGAAGTCCGCCACGCAGTTCATGCCCGTGGTGAGCCTGCGGGCGCGCCGCGGGGACTCGCGCAGCCTGTCGCGCACGTTCCAGGTGCTTAACGACGGCGAGCCGGTGAACCTGGCCGACTGCACCGTGAGCTTCATGGCGGAGAACGCGGCGGGCAGCCCGGTGATGGAGGAGGTGGAGCAGAAGGGCCAGGACGGCCAGTTCACGTACCGCTTCCCCGACGCGGTGGCGGCCAAGCGCGGCACCATCACCATGGCGTACTTCCGCGTGGTGGGCGAGGACTACACCGCGTCCACCAACAGCCTGCGCATCGAGGTGCTGGACAACATGGACCTGACCAACGAGGTCACGGGCGCGTACGTGCCCATGCTGGACCGCATCATCGAGCAGTCCCAGGAGATGGCGGCCAACGCCAACGAAATCACGCGCCAGGCGACCGCCGCCATCAACTCCTGCACGGCCATCACGGAGAAGGCCACGGCGCAGGAGCAGGCGCGCGTCGAGGAGGAGGCGCGGCGCGTGGTGGCAGAGGCCGACCGCGCGAGCAACTACAGCCGGAAGATGGCCGAGTGGGAGAAGGCAGTGCTCGGCCTGACCAACGGAATCTGCGTCAACGACAAGGGCCAGCTGTGCGTGGCCGTAGCGAAGGGATAGAGACATGGCAGACAGCGAAGTGAAGTACCCCATCATCACCGACGACACGGGCCGCGCCATCGCGGGCGCGCTGCAGGCGCTGGCGCACGGCAAGGTGGCCGAGCTGAAGACCGACTGGGACGGGCTGGCGCGCATGAGCCGCGACGGCCTGGCGCCCTACGTGCTCGGCATCGGCGACCAGATCACTTCCAAGTGGACCGACCCGGACGGCGGCACCGCCTACGACGTGGCCAACGACGTGTGCCACTTCCCCGCCGAGCTGGAGCTGCAGGACGGCGAGAAGCTGCCCGGCACCATCCTGCAGTGGCACTACACCCTGCCCTTCGGCACGCAGTTCGACCAGAAGGAGGCCTTCTGGTACTGCGAGGCCGCGCTGACGGCCGGCACCTACAACCTGACCATGGGCGCCTCGTGGGGCACCAACGTGGTCAAGGGCAAGACCTACCAGTTCACGCTCGCCAAGGACGTGCCGAAGGGCGGCGTGCTGGCCGGCATGGAGTACGCGCCGGACCGCGACCCGGGCACGTGGCAGGTCAAGTCCTACAAGACCGTGAGCGACGCCGACCCCATCGAGACGGTGGGCATGAGCGAGGGCGCGCAGGGCACGAGCCTGGGCACCATCGGCACCAAGCCGGACGGCAACATGAACAGCATCTACCGCTGCGCCTACGGCTACAACCGCTGGAGCCAGTCCGCGCTGCGCCAGTACCTCAACGGCAAGGGCACGAACTGGTGGAAGCCGCAGAACAAGTGGGACCGCCCGCCGGAGTACGTCGGCAAGCACGGCTTCCTGGACGGCATCCCCGAGGCCGAGCTGGCCGTCATGCGCCGCGTGAAGGTCGTCACCGGCGTGCCCTACTGCGAGGAGGGCACCGACAGCGAGCCGGTGCTGGACACCACCTACGACCTCGTGTTCCTGCCGAGCATGGAGGAGCACTTCCTGGCGCTCGGCGAGTCCGGCATGAAGGGCAAGGAGGGCGAGGCGTGGGAGTACTGGGCGCGCGTCGCGCAGTCCCCGACGCCGCTGGCGCTGTGGCAGACGTGGCCGCAGCTGATCACCTACGCCATCAACGGCAAGACCAGTCCACAGTACGTCTGGACGCGTTCCGCTTATCGCTACGACGGCAGCAACACGTTCATCGTGGGCACGTCGGGCTACGTCGGCAACTACTACGCGCAGAACGCGCTGCGCTGTGCGCCCGCCCGCGCCATCTAGCCATCGATGCCAATCCGGGGCGGGCCACCGCCCGCCCCCTGTTCGAAAAGGAGGCCGCTTTGTCGGTACCTAAAAGGTTGAGGAAGAAAAGCAAGCTCGAAGTGTTCGTGAACGCCTGCGACCTCGTGGAGTACGTGCTGAAGATCACGGCGAACGAGAAGGTGTTCAAGCCGGAGCAGTCCGCCGTCACGGACAAGATAAAGGCGGCGGCGCTCGACATAGCGCGCTTCATATGGTGTGCCAACAGCATCCGCGTGCGCCAGGACGCGCAGCTGTACGCCGAGCGGCGCCGCCTGCAGGACATGGCCATGACGTGCTGCCGCGAGCTGCTTTTCCTCATCGACCTCGCATGGGACGTCATGCACCTGTCTGAGCGCCGAGCCGTCTACTGGGTCGGCAAGACAATGGACCTGCGAGACGAGATAGCCGCATGGAGGGCATCCGACGCCAAGAGATACGGGCGTCTGTGATAGCCGGGGCCGCGGCTGAACAGAACGTCTGGACGCGTTCCGCTAATCGCAACAACGGCAACAACACGTTCATCGTGAACACGTCGGGCAACGTCAACAACAACAACGCGCAGAACGCGCTGCGCTGTGCTCCCGACCGAACCGGCGAAAGCCCCACCGAAGCCTGCGGCTCAGCCGCGGAGCGGGGCGAAACCGGCGCGGGGAGCCGCGACCCCGAGCCCGAGAGGGCCGAACAACGCCGGGGCGACGCCGACGCGGCTGGAACGCGGGCGGCTATCGTGCGCCCCGGACCCACACCCGAACTGGAACCCGGCGAGCTGAACGGCGTCGTCGGGTTCTTCGCCTTGAGGGAGAGCGCGAAGAAGTGCAGGCGCGGCGTCATATGGAAGGGCAGCGCCGCCAGCTACATGCTGAACCTGTCAGAGCGCACGCTGGCCATGAGCCGCAAGCTGCAGGCGGGCACGTTCAGGTGCGGGCCCACGCGGGAGTTCTACGTGACGAGGCCCAAGCGCCGCACCATCGTGAGCGTGGGCTTCGCCGACCGCGTGTTCCAGCGCAGCCTCAACGACAACAGCATCTACCCCCGCATGGTGCGCGGCTTCATATCGGACAACGCGGCATGCCGGAAGGGCAAGGGCACCGACTACGCCCGCGAGCGCCTGAAGGAGTTCATGCGCCGCCACTACCGCAAGAACGGGCCGAACGGCTGGGTATGCCAGATGGACGTGGCGGGCTACTACCCGAACATGCGGCACGAGACGGCCGAAGCGGCATTCGCCCGCAAGCTGCCGCCCGAGATCATGGCCATGGCCAGGGCGGTCATGCGGAACCAGTACCCGGGCGAGGTCGGCTACAACCCGGGCAGCCAGATGATACAGATAGCCGGCATCAGCGTGCTGGACCCGCTCGACCATATGGCGAAAGACCGCATGGGCATCAGGAACTACGTCAGGTACATGGACGACGCCGTGGCCATCTTAGCCACCCGCGAGGAGGCCGAGCGCGCCCTGGAAGCGTTCGGCGACACCCTGCATAACCTGGGTTTCGAGCTGAACCCCAAGAAGTCGTGCATCTACCCGCTGCGGGACGGCGTGCCGTTCCTGGGCTTCGACTTCCACCTGACCGACACGGGCAAGGTCCTCATGTTCGTGAAGCCGTCGAACGTCAAGGAGATGAGGCGGCGCATAGCGAAGATGGCGAGGCTGAGCCGCAAGGGGCGCATCATGCGCGCTGAAGTGGACGAGAGCTACCGAGCATGGCGCAACCACGCGGGCAAGGGCGACAGCTTCAGGCTCATCAGGCGCTGCGACGCCTGGTACAAGGAACTATGGAAGGAGCACCGATGCTAGACATCAAGAAGGCGCCCGACGACCTCGCCGCCTCCCGCCGCCAGGAGAACCTGGAGAGCAAGGCGGAGCGCCAAGAGGCGCTGATGGAGCTCGTCGCGGCATGCGCAGACGTTGAGCTGCCAGGCGATGACGAAGACGACAGCATGCCGGGGGAGGTGGAGTAGATGGCCGTGAAGCTGAGCCGATACGCCCGGCGCGTCCAGAAGTGGTACCTGGCGGGCTTCTACAACGACGAGAGCCTGGAGCAGCTGCTGCAGGCGGGCAAGATCACCAAGAAGGAGATGGAGGCCATCAAGGCGTCCAAGAAGGAGTAGGCGTGGAAATTCTGGAGCTGTTCGCGTCGTACGGCCCGGGGTGGCTCGGCGGCGTGCTCCTGGCGCTCATTTTGTTCTACTTCGGCCGGCAGTTTCTGGAGGAGTTCAGGAAGCAGAACGAGCGCAAGGCCGGCCTGGACGTGAAGCGCGAGGAGCGCAAGCAGGCCGAGGTTGCCGAGCGCGCGCAGCGCGACCGCGAGCGCTCGCAGATGGAGGGCCGCATCGCCGCGCAGATGGAGCGTAGCAACTCGCTCATGGAGGCCATGAAGACGCTCATGGAGTCCGTGGCCACATCCAACGAGGTGTTGCATGCCGACCTCGCCAACAGCCAGGCGCGCAGCCAGGGCATGGCGGCCAAGGTGGACCATATCTGCGACCGCGTGGACCTGCTGTACGACAAGGAAGCAAGCAACTAAAGGAGAGAATCATGACAATCATGCAAGCTGGGGCGGCCGTCGTGCTGTCCCTCGTCGTGCCGTTCGCGGTGCAGCTCATCAAGACCGAGGCAATGACCGGCAAGGCGGCCCGCTGCCTGGCGCTGGCCTGCTCGCTTCTCGCGGGCGTCGTGACCGGCTTCGTCGGCGGCGTGCCCGCAGACCCGGGCGCGTGGGTCACGTGCGCGTTCGCCGTCGTCGGCGGCGTGCAGGCCGCCTACACGCTTTTCAAGTCCGTCGGCTTCACCAGCAAGTGGCTTGACGCTCTGCTGGGCGTGACCGTAGGCGGGAAGGAGTAGCCATGGGCAGCGTGAGCAAGATGGTTTCGTTCGTGAAGGAATGGTGCGCGGACGACTCGCACGGATACAGCCAGAACAACCGCTGGGGGCCGGACTGCGACTGCTCCAGCCTGATGTACATGGCGGCGGCGCACGCAGGCTACGACGTGCCGACCAGCGGCACGCGCTACACCCGCACCATGGTGCGCGACTTCACGGCTGCTGGCTTCCAGGCCGTGCCGTTCGACGGCAACCTGTACGACTGCGAGCCGGGGTGCATCGCGCTCAACGAGGCCAACCACGTGGAGATGTTCACCGGCTGGGGGCAGCTGGGCGGCGCTCACATCGACGAGCACGGCGGCGTGCAAGGCTGCTGCCAAGGCGACCAGACCGGAAACGAGGTGTCCGTAGGCCCGGCGTACACGCCCAGCTACGGATGGGACTACATCCTGGTGCCGCCTACGGACTCCGGTGACGGCTTTACACCGGTGCCGACCGAAGGCAAGCCCGTGGTGCCGGAGTACCGCATTTACAACCGCGAGAGCGGTTGGCTGTCGTGGATGACGGGCTTGAACTGCGCGTGCCCATGCGGAGACGACTTCGCCGGTGAACCCGGCTGCTACGCGTACGACTTCGAGGCGCGCAACCTCGGGCCGGGCGGCTGGTACAAGATCATCCGCGCCGACGGCTCCGAGTCCGTCAACGCGTCGGGCAACACGGACAGCCCCATCGTCGGCATCGAGGGCTACTACGACACGCCCGACCCGAACGCCACCGGCTACTGGAAGCTGTACTACCAGGCGCACTGGCTGGGCGCGGAGCCCGGCTGGGGCAAGTGGGAGTACGACGACGAGGACGGCGGCGCCGGCAAAGACGCGGACAGCCCCATCGACATGCTGCGCATGACCATCCGAAAGGCGTAGCCATGGCGCGCCGCAAAGACGCTGGCAAGGGCCCCGACTTCGAGAACGCGATGTGGGTGCTGTGGGCGCTGTCCGTGCTCGCGCTGCTGGCCATGGCCATCGTGTCCGCATCCGGCCTCGCCATCCAGGCATCGGAGGCGCAGGAGGTGCAGGTATCGCCAGCCCGCACCGACGGCCCCATCTACGACCTGCCAGAAGGCATCGGCCAGGAAATCGTATGCGACGAGCACAACCGCGAGTACCTGCTGCTGACCACCGAGCAGGGCGGCGTGTTCCTCATGCCGTACCTCGACGAGAACGGCGAGCAGGAGATCATGCCCCAAGCATAG